GCGGAGTCCTTGATAAAAAGCTCGGTCTTACGGATGCCGGCGAGCACCTGGGCGCGCAGCCACTGCTTTTTCGGATCGGTGTACAGCGCGCGGGCCGCTTGCGCCGAGAACTCGATCGGGGCGCCGGCGCGGGTTAGGTTCCAACCCAGGGTCGACGCGACCAAGTAGTCGGTTTCTTCTTCGATGTCGTCCAGCGGGTCGGTGGCGTTGAGCTTGCCGTTGTTGGCGAACTCCGCACGCAGGCGGCGGGTGCGCGCCAGGTCGATGCGCTTGCGCGACTCGTGTTCCGGGCTGGCCAGTTCGATGACCGAGCTGGTCGGCGCACCGGTTTGCGGGTTGTTCAGCACCAGCTTGCCGACGGCGACGTCTTCGAAGGCGTCGATGTCCAGCGAGTCGACCAATTTATACAGCAGGTTGCTTGGTTGTGCGTTTTGCATGGTGTTTCCTTTTCGCGAGGTGGTGAAATAGTGCCCGCGCCTGCTGCCGCTCCTCGCGAAAGGAGACAGCAGCCGGCCGGTGCTGGGTAAGGCCGGTTTTAAGCGGCCGAGTCTTGAATGGCGATGGTGGTCATGTCGCTGGCCAGCGCGGCGCCGCCGCTGGTGTTCAGCAATGCTTGGTACGGGATGGTCTGGATCAGAATCTTCTCGCCGTCGTCCTTGTCGGCACCGTTGGCCTTCAGGCGGTTCATGCTGAACGCGATGAAGTCTGAGTTCGCCGAGTTGTCCGCGGTGAAGGCCATGAATGCCGACACTTCGGTCTCGTTGTAGAACGCATCGCGCAGGTCGGTCGAATCGAACTTTGCCGTGATCTGGCCAGTGACGATGACGCGGCCGGTGGCAACCTGCTCGGCGACGTTCGAACCGATGCCAGGTTCACTCGACTGAGCGGCCGAGATCTCGATGCTCGCGCTCGTGATCGTGCCGCCGGTGGAGGTGCCAACCTTGACGACACCGTTCACCGCCGCCATGGTGCCGGTCACGGTCACAGGAGTTGGGTTGGTGAAGTACTGGGCGCCAGCGCCCTTGGCGTCCCGGCCGGTGAACTCCACAGCGACGGTCGCCATGCCAGTGGCCGGCAGCGTGAAGGTGATCTTCGACACCTTGCAGCCGGTGAACAGCTCGCTGGCCGGAACATCCGGATGCCAGTGCTCGATCGAGAACGATTTGTCGGTGTGACCCGATTGCGGAACCATCGTCTTCTTGCCGATCACGGTGACCGCAGCGCTGGCGATCGGCCCTTCGGTGGTCAGCGTCGATCCGTTCAGAACGACGCCAGTCGCGACGGTGGCGGTCAGGGCCGTGATCTGGATGTTCTTGTTCAGGTTATTGGCATTGAACGCACCGGCAGTCAGGCGGACGACGTCGCCCACTTTGACGCCGTCGGTCAGGAACGAGCCGGCGGCGCGGGTGATCGTCCAGGCGCCGGCCGCACCACCGATGGTGATCGATGCTCCGGTGACCGCAACGCCAGCGACGAAGTCCTTCTTCAGCGCTGCCGCGATGAAGTCGGCGTAGGTCTTGGCCGACAGCTCGCCGCTGATCGAGCCGCCAACCTTGCGCAGGCCGTGGCGGAAATCCGCGACCTGGAAGTCAGGGCGGATCTCGCCGGACTGGTAGGTATCCTTCGACAGGCTCAGCGACGAGGTGACCCGGCGCATTGCCTGCGCGCCCGCTGCCGCCGGTGCGACGCCGTAGTTGGCGCCTTCCGACTTGTAGGCGACCTGTTTATAAACTCCGCTTGCGACTCCCATATTTCTCCTTTGGGCATAAAAAAAGCCCGCAAGCGGAAAGCGTTGCGGGCGGGTTTGAAGTTGGTACTGCTAGTTCTTTTCGTGGTACGTGACCATGAAGTCGACGCTGCCGAAGCATGCTCCGGCCTGGTCCTGATAATCCGGTCCGACCGTGTCGCGCGTGATGCTCACGACGTTAATACCGGCGATCAGCCCGCGCTCGAAGTTACAGGCACGGCGAACGACGTCCGCCAGATCCTTGCCTGCCGGGTAATCGGCCGTCACCACTGTGACCTGTACGCGGCTGCGCACCAGGCTGAACTCGGCCGCAGCGTCAATTGCGCCGACTGGCACCGTACTAATGTGAGTGATCGACAGCGCCGGCAGTGACGTATCGACCGGCACGACGCCGGCCACGATCCGCTCCGCTGGTACGATGGCGGTCGTTTCCGCATCGGCGACCAGCAGTGCGCGAATGACTTTGACGCTCATCGTTCCTCCGGGGCGGGTGTGTTGATGCCCTCTTTCGTCAGCCGCTCGCGGATCTTGGCAGCGACGGCTGCGGTCGCTGCTGGCGGGCGGCTGTCGGCGGCAGGCCTCATAAACGGCTGCGCCCTGGCGCCGGGATGGTCGACCTCTCGCACCGTAGTGCCCCCAAAGGACAGCGCATGCTGCTTCTTCGCCTTGATCTTGTGCGCCGCAGTGCCGAACTCCACCAAGTGCGCGTGTGGCGCCCTCTTTCCGCCGGCCTTCAGCTTCGCGTAGACAGTGCCGCGCTTGGTGTTCGTGGTCACGCGGATACTTGCGCGCAAATCGCCTTCATCGACCGGGGCGCCCTGCTTGGCGGCCTCTTTGAACTCATTGGCACCGGCGCGCAGCGCTGCGCGGAGGATATTCTTTTCCACCTTGACGGGAAGTTGTTGAAGAAAAGCATCCAGCTCGCGGCCGCCGGTGATTGTTTCGTCAGCCATGCGAGTAGCCCTCTAGTAGAAATTCCATGTCGCGACGATTGTCCAGCTCGGCCGGGCCCGCGATGATCTGCATGACGCGATCGCCGCGGCTGTGCAGCGTCACGCGCATGGCCGTTGTAATCCGGTCGTCGATCTCGATGCGCAGCCGGGCCCGCGTCACTGCCGTCGTGACGCCGTTCGCCGTCGCTTCGCCGCGGCTGGGCAGCTGATCCTGAACGTTCGCCCAGATGTGGTCGGCGACAATCTCCCAGCCGGCGCTCCCGGCGATCTCCGTACCGTAGTCCGGATCGCGACCACTGGTACGCTGTTCGATCGTGACCTGTTCGTCCTTCCGGTACGCCGCCGTCACAGGTACACCATGTGGCGGTCAAGCCGGCGGCGCAGGTACTGCGCGTTCGGGTTTGGGAAATAATGGTTCTCGATCATCCCCAGGATGTACTCCTTGATCCCCGGTGGCACGCTCGTATCGTCTGGGCCATAGCCGCAGACGTACTGCACTTCGACCGCGTTTATGCGCGCAGCCGTCGCTGGCCAGGTACGGCCCGGCGCCGGCACGATGAAGCCCGGCTCACTGACGTCGTCGACCTGGTAGTCCTCCGGGTGCAGCGTTTGCAGCACGCCATCGGTGTCGTAGAACTTGACGTGCTCGACCGTCACGAGCGGCGAATGCGGCAGCCTGATCGCGCCGTCGAAGCGGTCAAGCGTCACCGCCCAGGTCTGCTCGATCAGGGCCCGGCAGGTCTCGTGCTCGACCTCGTCGGTGATGCCCTGAATCTTCTCCAACAGTTCAGCATCGAGGGCAGTGCCGTTCGTTCTGGCTGCGCGGCGCGCGGCGACAAGCGAGACCGCAGGTGCCGCAGGCGCAGTGACTAGACGTGCTGTCATCGGGCGCTCCCTTGAACGGCCGGCGGCCGACCGGCGATCGACTGTGCGCCGCCGGCGTCAGGCGCGCGAGCATATTCGGTAACTACCGCCTCCGCAGTCGGCGCCGCCGGCTGCTTCTTGGCTGCTGCGTCTTGCTCGAGTTGGGCGCGCACCGCTGGGAGTTTAGATACGTCGATCATGGGTCCACCTTGTTGAACCAGGTCGTTTTGTCGAAGCGCTCGCCGTTGGCACAGGTGACTCGCGCCACCCACTTCCACCCTTCCGGCGGCTCGGTTTCGGTGCCGCCCAGGAAGGCAACAACATACGTCCGCTGGATATCTCCCTCCGCTACCGTTTGAATGTCCGGTAGTTCCAGCTGCACGACGCCGACCAGGACCAACTCGACCGATACCGCCGTCGTAGCGCGGTCGATCAGTTCCTGCGTGATGTCAGCGGCGTAGTGGCTTTTTTCGTCGGGATCGCGATTGACCATCCATTTCTCGCCGACTTTGATCGGCACGATTGCACTCATTCAAACCTCACTGTTCTGCTGCCGCTGCCCTCAAACGGGGTTACCCGGCTGCCGCTACCGCCAAAAGGTGTAACGCGACTGCCGCTGCTTTCGAATTGCACGACACGACTACCGCTGCCTTCGAAGACCACGATGCGCGCTGGCGAGACTTTCGAAATGTCGATCGCCTCACCGCTCGGCGCCGTGTAGTTGATCGCCGCGGCGGCGCCGGCAAGCGCGAAGCTTCCGACCTGCACCTGCATGCGCCGGGTGACCCGCATCCCGACTGCCGCCCCGCTCAGCACCAGCTGGCCAGTGCCAGCTACGATCGTTGCTGCCTCAGGAACTGGCGAATACACCAGCTGAGCATCGCTGGCCGCGAGCGTGAAGGATCCAGCCGATGCGGCCAGCCTACGCGCCACGCGCAGCGAAGCCTCCGCCCCGGCCAGCGCGAACGCGCCCGCTGCCGCCGGCAGCTTGCGGGAAGCCACCAACGCAGCGGGGACTCCTCCCAGCGTGATGGTGCCGACGGAGCCAACGATGCGCCGGCCAGCGCGGAGCCCTGCCGCGCTTCCGGTCAGCGAAAACGAACCATTACCGCCGGCAAGCCGCCGGTTGATCGTCAGCCCTGCGCTAGCGCCGGCCAACCCGAAGGCGCCAGGCGCTGCGGACAGCGTGTAGGTATTCGGCTGGGCTGCCGCTGAGGTGGCAACGTCATCGTCGCTCAGGTCATCGAATAGCTGCCATGGATTCAGCGATAACGCCGCGGCGTCGACCTGCCCCTTGATATGCGCAAACAGCGATATCTGGGCATTCGCGTACGTCGATGTGCTACCGCGCTTAGCGATAACAATGTCCGCGATGGCGCCAGAGTTGGAAATGGTTCCGGGGTTTGGTCCATCCTGCTTGACGCCATTGATGTGCAGGAAGAATGCGTTGCCATCCCATCCTGCACAGGCGATATAGGGCCTTCCTGCGACAAGGACATCATCACCGAGCCCTTGAGCGGTACTGTCCGAGGGCTTTTGCATAAAAGCCAGCCTCGACGCCCCGCCGACCAACAGCTGGATTGTTTGCCCATTGACCGTGTCCCGGTACATGAACAATCGCTGGCCGACCGTTACGGTGTCGAGAACGAACGCAAGTACTGTTGCATACGGCGCCGAAGTGTCGATCAGCCCAGCCGGCGGCGTAACGGTAGCGTATGCGGACTTCGCAGCAGAGAATTTCCGAGCCAGGCCGTGTGGCGTCGCGACTTGATCGGGCGCTCCAAATATCGCAACTTCTGCGCCGCTGCCGCCGATGTCTGTTCGACCATTCGTGAACAGTGCGCCGACGGCGCGCCCCACTAGATCGCGACGAATCCGTGCCAGCCCTTGCGGCTGATAGCGCATGCCTGCCATTACAGCCCCGTCACGGCTTCAATACTGGCCTGCACAGTGCAGCTATTTGTCGTATTGCCGTAGGCGATCGCACGTACATACATGCCGCCTCGCGACAGCGAGATCGACGGACCTTGCGTTACAGTCCCGGCCAGCAGATCGCTGCTCGACACTGCATAGTAGTCATACCAATCCGACCCATCTGGGGAGGTCTGGAACATGATCATGCATGGG